GTAAACAGCTAAATGTCGCGAAGTTTATTCTATTTGAAATGATGGATCAAAAGGAGAGAGTATGAGTAATATGAAGAATCTATACGCAGAACTCGTAGAGTGCGTAGCAATGGGTCTCAGCAACGAATCGATCGCTAAGATCACGGGTCTCCCCAAAGAGGCCGTAGCGGTTCTGGCACACGATATCGAGACAGAACAGATGCGGAATGACCTGATCGAAGGTTACGGCGAGTATTACGGCGCCTGATAGCAAGGGGTACCCTAAATTATGAGACAGACAGGGTGCTTGCTAGATCAGGGGTATATGTGCCTCGTGCTTTAACATCGTGTCCAACCAGTCTCAAATTTCTCCCCTAAAAAAAATTTCCCAGAAAAAATTTGCACCAGAAAAAGTCCTACTAAACCCCTTCTATGTCAACTACTACAATTACCCCTAATCCTCTTCTAACAGACTCTAAGCTAGCAGAGTCTTACTTCGGCGGGCAACCCGGATTCCCCACTATCAGACAAACTCCGACCGCTTCCTGGCCTACTGTAGATCCCGATTTTAAACCCGTAGTACGCCGACAAACTCCGACCGCTTCCTGGCCTACTGTAGATCCCGATTTTAAACCCGTAGTACGTCGCCCACCGCAACTCAATAAGATATACTTCAATAAGAAAACACTTAAAGAGACCGTAGAGAGCTATAACCTCAACAGCCTACGGAATGAGATTGCGCAGGTATGGGAGATTCCTTTCTCTGTAGATGTAGAGGTTCCTGTTACTGAACTTACACAACGCATTCAAAGAGTTATGATCGATAGAAAGATCTATAGACATTGGGATATCGACTTCTCTAATTTCATCATCGTTGCTAAACAAGTAATTAATAAATGAAAGAAGGAGAACGAGCAGGACGCTGGGCTATGATATATCTCTACACGGTGTTGTTTGCTTTATGGTTTAATATTGTCGCCATTGCGGTCTGGCACATTAAGGAGTGGTTTTTATGAACGAACGAATTCGAGAACTTGCCGAACAACATGCTGGCGCTATCTTGATGGATTTGATTATGCCAGATTCGGGTATGCCTGAACGAGTTAAATGGAATGTTGGTATCACCTCAGAGCATTTGGAAAAGTTCGCCGAGCTGATTGTCCGGGAATGTATTGACAAGATTGAAACACATCGTATTCCTGTTGGTAATAGTGCCGCTGGCGAAATGGCCTGTGAATGGACCTATGCCGCGTTGAAAGAGATTAGGGACGAGATTAAAGAACATTTCGGAGTTGAAGAATGAAAAACCTATTTAAACAAACAAAAGTCGTATATGATGCTCACTTAAAAGAATATGTGGTATATTACAAGAATTGGTTATCTTGGAGACACGATCAAACTTTTAGAGTCAATGATTACATGCCTGATGCAAGAGCAAAAGAACTTGCAATAGACAGAGCAAAAAATATGTTGGACTCGGTTGAAGTATATCGTAGCTCTAAACCGGTTTATTATTCTTGAAAGATAAAGAATGATTCGTAATTTAACGATTAACGACATTATCCAATGGATCGGTGCAGTATTCATTATCATTGGACATACATGTAATGCTATTGGACCCGATGCTTATCCCTATAATATTGTTGCTTTTACTATAGGTACCGCTATGTTTTTAACATGGGCAATACGTATGAGAAACAATCCGCAGATGGTGGTAAATATTGTAGCGATCGTTACTTGCGTAATTGGTTTAGTTAACGCTTGGAAATAATATGAACAGAGATGACGTTATTCGCATGGCACGACAGGCTGGCTCATTGATTGAAATAGCACAGGAAAAAGATTTGCTTTGGCTTGAACGCTTTGCCGCCCTTGTTGCTTCTGCCGAACGTGAGGCATGCTTAAAAGCCGTTGAACAGGCAAAAGTACACCAAATTATTTGGTACCCCGAAGGTTACTCCGTTAACGCCAATAAGATTGGTGATATCTATAAGTTTCAGCATGAGCGTTGCGTTGACGCCATTAAAGCAAGAGTACAATGATGAACGAAGACGATGTAAAACGAGAGATTGAGTTTATGCTTAATAATCGTAAACAAAAGAAACAATGGATGGAGAAGGAATTCTCGCAATGGGTATACTTCGATAGCGATGATGGTAGGATTATTGGTGCCGTCTATAAGATCGGTAATTCTACTGGTATCTGGGGTGGTCGTGTATACTTGGATAATAATATGGAAAAACAACTTGGTCAGTTTATTGATTCCGATTGGGCCCGTAAGGGTGTAGAGCGATACTGGGAAATCGATGGACGTACCTTACTGGAGTAATTGATGAATGATTTAAAATTTACTACCGCCGGAAATTATATGGATACTAAATTTGAAGACTTGATGTATCGATCGGGTCTTACGGCATCTGGTTGTTGGGATCAACTTGATGAATATGATCGCAAAGCTATTGAGAAATTCGCCGAATTAATCGTTAAAGAATGTGTCGAGGTTGCTATAGATAATGGATGCGGAGATTTTGTAGATATCGAGCAATTACTATTAGACCATTTCGAAGTTAGCCGTGATCTTTGACCTTATTATTAGACTATTGGGAACTGCGTTTATGACGGCGGTATTAACCTTTTGGGGATTGGTGCTGCTTGTTGTTGGATATTGGATTGTATACTGGATAATTAAACTTTGGAGTTGGATATGAACGAACAAATTGGAAAACTTGCTGAACAGGCTGGACTCCTAGGACCACGCAGTCGAGTCGGAAATTCACACGAAGCCGCAGAAAAGTTCGCTGGAATGCTAATCGACGCAGTCTGTGATGATATGCTGTCGCTCGAACCGATGTATCCCGCGAACATCGTTGCCCTTAAGATACGACAGAAATATAATGTCGGAGCTAAGGTTGATCTTGGAAGTTTAGATCAATATGATGATCCTGCTTGGCAGGGTAAGCAGTAGGATTTCGGCCGTTGAAAAAACCGGAAAAACTGTGAAGGTAAAAAGCTATGAATGAAAAGATGAGAGAACTTGCCGAGAAGTCCGGGTTCCAATATATTAAAGATGAGGGTATTGGCTGGGCGGGGAATTATAACGCCAGCCTGCCGAAGTTCGCCGAGTTGATTGTCAAGGAATGTATGATGCTTGTAGAAGGCTTTGAGATTACTCAAGAGGTTGCACTGGACGAATATGTAGATTATGAAGCCAGTGCAGTATTAAAAGAACATTTCGGAGTTGAAGATGGCAAATTTTAATTCCGAAAAATATGAACAAGCTCGTAAAGAATATCGACTTAAAGAAGAACAAAAAGCTATTCGTCTAAAAGAGCTTCTTGCCAATGCAGAACTTCTTACCGATGACGGTTATCCAACTGATGATGCACTTGAGATCGTTAAACTCTGGCACTGGGATGACCAAAAAGGCTGGTTTGACTTTATTAAAAGTATCTGGTACATGGCTTCTTGGGGATGGGATGAGGGCGAAGAAGATCATGAGCGGGATAAGAATAAAAAAGTGTACCGATATAATATCTCTACTGCGGGATGGTCGGGCAACGAAAGTATTATTCGTGCTATGCAGGAGTCTGATATGATGTGGCATTTGACCTGGGTTCAGTCTAGACGTGGCGGGCATTATATATTTGAAATATATCAATTAAAGGATGACGATGAATCTGTTTAGACATATGTATTATGCGATTCGTTATGGAACCTGGGAATGGGGCTTGGATAACTATACGAGTCAGTATCGCTTCGGGTTCAAGCATTCCTACTACGACGGAGACTGGTTGACGTTCTGGTTCTTTAAATTCTATATTGCGGTAAACTACTGATGATTAATCATACAATGCAAATGAACCTTATGCTTAAATGTTTTGAAACAACTACTACTTCAGGGCAGGTAGTTCGTATCTATGCTAAAGATGTTTTTGAAGCCCATCGGAAATTAAAGGAACTACACGGACCACGCAATGTTCCCTTCATACCTAAGATGGTGCCTTCCTAATGAATCAGAATCTTAAAAAATATGCACAGCTTGCAAAAATGAAGCTACAGGACTTTTATCCAGACGAGCACAAAGAGCATGGATGGACTAACGTCACCTGTACAGATAAGGAATTGAATCGTTTTCTTGAACTTATCATTAACGACATTATACACGAGACACAACAAGGAAAAGTTCTTACTACATATAAAAACTTTATAGGTGACAAATGACAATTGCTGTAGCAACATTTCATAACAATCATTATAAAGAACTTGCGGAACATACTTTTACTAAGAATCTAGAACCGTATTGTAATTTGCATGGATATAAACTAATTTGTAAAAACAAAAATCTTCCTGTAGATAGTAGCATATATTTTGAGAAAATTAAAATAATGCGCGATGCAATGGAGGATACTTCCATTGAGTGGATATGGTGGTTGGACTGTGATGCGATTGTTACAAATTTCCATATCAAATTAGAATCGATTGTAGATAACCAGTATGATATCATTATCTCCTCGGATTGGAACGGTATCAACTGCGGAAGCTTTCTGGTAAAAAATTCTGCTCGAGGCAAAGCATGGCTTGATATGATCTATAGTTTTAGAGATGTCCCTAGGTATAAAAATCACAAATGGCCAGAACAAGCTGTTATGATGGAGACCGCTCATCTTTATACTGACGTGATGAAAGTCGTACCTCAAAAAACACTTAATTCGTATTACTATAGTTTATACATACCAGAAGAATATTTGTGGAGGGATAGATTAAACACTAACGGAAACTGGACAGTCGGTGATTTTGTTATACACTTTCCCGGGATGCCGAATATTACAAGAATGGAATATATAAAAATATTCTTACAACTGTCGGTACTGAAGCCGGAATAATATATACTATGTGAACAACAATAGGAGTTTTTATGTCATCTGAAGAAGAAAAATTTGCACATTCTAAACGTATTCATCAAAAGGATACTTCTGTTAAAAAACAAGTGCATATTGCAAAGGAATATGGATTGCCGATTGATACTCCTCACAAATTCGCAAAGCACCATGCTGTGAATTGCGGTAATCCAAAATGTATCATGTGTTCAAATCCGCGCAAAACATTTAAAGAGTTAACTGCGCAGGAGAAGCGAATGTTCCAACCGGAACTTCAAGATGAATTCACGCATAAAACGGACAATTAAAATTTGACTTCGTTTAAAAACGGTGTTATAATTAAGTATAGATTTAATAGGGAAACTAAATGGAATTCGACGACGAAGAAGGCGTAGGCAACGAGGGGTTTGATATTAATTACGATAACGTAATTGAATGTAAAGAATGCCTTGGTGTGACTCGATTACTGGCCGCTGATTTAAAAGTTAATCCATATATGACGGTTGGACATTTTCTAAAGAATATATCAAACGCAGATCTTAAAATCCTAAATGATATTGTAGAAAATCATTCTGGCATTGAAGAAGATGACGAAGTAACTGATCCTGCACTTGCAGATTTAGTTCTAATTGCTGAAATGCTCGGCCGGGCGGAAGATGTTCATTCTGAAACTGACGAAGATCTGATGAAACGAGTCAACCATTTTATGATAATGATTACGTGTGAAAATCTTGCCCGAAAAGGCTTGGTAAAAGTATTCTATGAGAATATGTCATTCGGTGAAGATGCAGGGCACAGGATGGTAGTACAGAAAATCAATGGGGTAGGGGATGAGAGTTAACATAGCGTCCGATATTCATTTAGAATTCGGACCAATTGAAATTAAAAATACAGAAGGGGTGGATGCCCTTATTCTGTCTGGTGACATTTGTGTTGCTGCTTATCTAACTCATAAAGAATATGACGATGATAAAAGATCAAGAAGAATCCATGACTTCTTTGAGATGTGTTGTAGAGAATATGATAATGTGATTTATATTGTAGGCAATCACGAACATTATAATGGGGACTTTCAGCGTACGATTCCACATCTAAAAGAACACCTATGCTCTTATCTGGAAAATTTACATATTCTCGATAAAGCGGTTGTCACTATCAATGATATTACATTCATCGGTGGGACATTGTGGACTGATATGAATAAGGAAGATCCATCTACATTATATTCTATTCGGAATATGATGAATGACTTTATAAAAGTCTTTAATGGTGAGATTGATAATCGAGGTAAACCATATAAAGTTGTTAACAGATTAACCCCAGATGATGTAGTAGTTGACCATAAAGCAATGTTAGAATACATTCGCTCAATTGTCGATGGTAAACACGATAGAAAATTTGTAGTTGTCGGCCACCATGCACCTAGCAAATTATCCACTAAACCAAAATATCAAGACGACACTATTATGAATGGCGCATATTCATCTGACCTATCTGATTTTATTTTAGATCGCCCGCAAATTAAATTGTGGACGCACGGACATACTCACGATAATTTCGATTATATGGTGGGTAGTACTAGAGTAGTTTGTAATCCAAGGGGATATATTAAATATGAGCAACAAGCTGATATTTTTAATCCTAATATTATTTTTGAAGTATGACAAATTATATTGAAAAAGATCTTTATAAAACAATTATAGAAAACGTAATCGTATTGTGTACAGACATTCTTGTGAAGTATAAAGATAATTATGTACTGTTGAGGCGAGCGGAAGAACCTATGAAAAATGTTCTTTGGCCAATCGGAGGACGTATTAGACAAGGTGAAACCGCAGTTGAATCAGCAATTCGAAAGTTGAAAGAAGAATTGGGTATAATAAATTTTAAACCGTTGAAACCATTAGGGTATTATGAAGATCATTATAATACTAATTCATTTAACAATAATACAAATTATTATACTCTTAGTATTGTTTTTGAAACAGAAATAGAATCTATAGATAATTTAAATGTCGATTATACCAGTATCAAATTTGAATTACAAGATAAACTACCAGAGCAATTTATTATTAAACCTTTTATAGGAATTGAAAAATGAGTAAAGTTGAACAATATTCTCGTCCATGGGTAACATTTAATCCTAGCGATAAAACACATCGTGAGATTTTCCACACTGCATTAAAGCATAATACCTGGGGAAAATCCCCTGTTCGTTTCTGGTTAGAAGGGGAAACATCTAGTTTAATGGATCAATGTACCGCTAAAATGGCCAGGTATTATATGGAACAAGAATTCGGCAAAATCAAAGATAAACTAATTGCTGAAGAAATTAATGTTATTAATCAATATCGATTTATTGCAGTATAATACCCTTACGGTTGACACGGGTACTAAAAGATGTTATAATATGTTATATTAAGGAAATGAGATATGAAAGATTTTACAGAAACATGGTATTCGACTGCGTCGGAATTAGAACGCGATAAATTTAAAGGTTGGATCAAGAGTCATCTCGCAATGGGTGAGGTCAAAATTAAGTTCCTCAAAAAAGATAATACAATGCGAGATATGCGTTGCACATTAGGTGCAGGATATTTGCCTGTAACCGAAGAAAAAGAAATTAAACGTAAAGAGAATCCCGAAGTACTTGCAGTATGGGATATGGATAAAGACGCTTGGCGCGCGGTTCGATATGACGCAATCAAAGAAATCCACTTCGACATTTAAAGAAGACAAACCTATTGAGAATAAACGAAAGTTTATTCCAGATCCTTTGCTAAACAGGCAAGATCTCCGAGTATTTAAAAAATTAGTAATACCAGTAATTAAGGCAAATTGATGGCACGAATTTCACTTGACGCAGAACCTAGTATCGCTGTACTATCTCCAGATGAAGATACCTATAATGTTCAATTGATGAGAATCATGAACTGGTATTCTGCTGAGAAAGCAAAGTCAGATGCTCGCAAGTATATGCGAGATTATGTTAAAGCTAAAATGCCAAGTGAATTAAAAACATTTGACCAAGTAAAAGATGTTAACATCGTAAATACGTATGGTTGGATCTCTCGTATCATTATGCGCAATGGTAAAATTTCCGATAAGCATTTGACTAAGCTTACAGGATATCTAAAAGTTACGCTTGATTCTACAGTATATGTTCCAGAACCAGTACAGCAAACGGTTGTTGTATCTGCACCTAAGCCTTCAATTCAAGATGCAATGAAGGAAAAGATCTCTGAGTATCTAGGCGAATTAGAAGGATCGTTTGATTCTGTAGTTAAGAACAAAGAAGACTTTTCGTTGTATAAGAATATGCAAGCGAATCAGATTCCGAAGCCGTATGTAAATGATATTCAAGAATGGTCTAAGAATAAACTTCGCGAATTCATTCAAGTATATGAAGGTAAAGATTCTCAATTGGTAGAAGGGTATTCTAATATAACAAAACGAGAATTAAAAAGCATTGTAAAAATGCTGGCACAATTTATTGAAGACTGTGATAAATATTCAGAGTTTAAGAAAGCAAATCGCAAACCTCGAGCAGTTAAGGCAAAGCCTGCGAGTGTTCAAGTTAAGAATCTTAAGTACAAAAAAGAAGATACTGAATTAGGACTTAATTCAGTTGATCCTGCAGAGATTATTGGTGCTCAACAGGTATGGGTATTTAATAGTAAAACTCGTAAGTTGGCTCTGTATAAAACAGATTCAGCAATGGGTATTATGGTTAAAGGTTCTAGCTTTCAAAACTACGATCCAGAAATGGGTTGTCAAAAGACTTTGCGTAAACCTGCAGATCAACTTAAAGATCTAATGGGTGCTACAAAAGTACAATTAAGAAAATATATGGATAGTGTAAGTTCTAAAGCTTCTTCTGCAAATGGTCGAATGAATGCTGATACACTAATCCTTAGAGTTATTAAGTAAGGTTTAAGATGGCGCTAAAATTATCATATTGTCAATTAATTAAAATTGTTTTAACGAAGATTGGCGGTAGCCCGTTACAACAAGTATACACTCAATTGTCGCAGGGGTTGCAACAAATAACAAAAGGTGGATTAATACCAACAGAGTTGCAACAACTAAAAACATATATTGATCAGGTTACTACTGCATTAAATGGGGTAGCTGGAGATGTCAATGCAATGCAACAATTGACTCAGCAGTTTTTCTACAATCCAGTGGGGACTGTTACCACCGAATTAATATCTAGTATTAATTCGAGGCTTGCGCAAATTGAAGACCCCTTGTCTCCGGGAACCGCTAGTTCGGGGAATGAAACAGAATATGACGGATTGTCAGATTTAAAAACAAAGGCAACTGCGTTTTTAACTTCAACCGATGTATTGACAGGAGTCACACCTCCAAGTTTAACTAGTGGGTTCGGGGGATGTACTTTGGCGGATTTATTAGGCGACGGATGTAAACCGGCAGAAGATGCGCCAGATGTAGATATACAAACCGTAATTGATGGATTTAAATCTGGTGCGTTTATAACAGCAGCCAAGATAGGTATTAATCAGATTATCATAACCGGCACAGGATATGGCCAGTTAGCAACAGCTGTTACAAATCTTAAGAATAATATGAATTTATTTAATGATACTGTAACAAATAAATTAAATAAAATTATTATTAAACGTGCAGTCGAAACATACATTACAGATATAGCATTTAAATTATTATCTGGATGCAGTAGCGGATTAATTGATTCCACAATTCGGCCTGAAGCTAAAACAGCTATAACACCTTTTGTGGAATATCAACAAAGAATTTTAGCAGGCACAATAAACGCAGATGGTTCGACACCTGGCGCGAATGACACAATACTAGCAACTTAAAAGAAAGATATATTATGATCGTTGTTGATTACAGCCAAACGGCTATCTCAAACTTGATGGCAGAAATTGGCGGGCGTAAGGACATTGAGATTCAAGTGCCGCTATTGCGTCATATGATTTTAAATTCCATTCGCGGATACAAACAAAAGTTTGGTAAAGAGTTTGGACAAATTGTTATCGCAGTAGATAATCGCAACTATTGGCGCCGTCAAGAATTTCAATACTACAAAGCTGGTCGTAAAAAAGCTCGTGAGGATTCTGGTTTAGATTGGAAAACAATCTTTGAAGCGCTTGATCTTATTCGTACTGAGATTGATAAATTCTTTCCATACAAGGTAGTTAATGTCGATGGTGCAGAAGCAGATGACGTTATTGCAGTATTGGCAGAGTGGTCTCAGACAAATGATTTTGCCGAAGGTGGAATCTTCAATGATGAACCTAAACCATTCCTTATTGTTTCCGGAGATCATGACTTTATTCAGTTACAAAAGTTTAAGAATGTAAAACAGTTTTCTCCTACACAAAAGAAATATGTTAAACCGGAAATGTCTGCAAATCAATATATTTTCGAACATACAATTAAAGGTGATAAGGGCGATGGCGTCCCCAATGTGTTATCTGCAGATGACAGCATTGTTGCAGGCGAGAGACAAAAACCTATTACTGCTAAGAAACTGGAAGCATGGTATAAAGATAAAAAATCTATGCCAAACGATGCAGACTTTATTCGTAATTTTGAACGCAATCAAAAACTAGTTGACTTTACTTTTATTCCTGAAAACATTAAAAGTTCTATTATAAATAATTACGCAGGGCAACCTGATAAAAATAAGAGTATGCTTTTGAACTTTTTCATTGAGCATAAAATGAAAAACATGCTAGAATTGATTGAGGAATTTTAATGAGAACAACTATCCCACAAATTTTTGAAGAGGTTGATAAGGCGCCTAATAAGCAAGCTAAGGTTCAACGACTACGCGCATACGACCACCCTGTGTTGCGCGGCATGCTTCAAATTAATTTTAATCCAAATTTTAAATTAGATTTACCTGAAGGTACTCCTCCTTATAAAAAGGATGAGAAGGTACCTATTGGGTATTCAGAAACAAATCTATTTGCAGAATTTAGACGTATGTATATTTGGGGCAGACCAAGTGAATTATCTAAATTTAAAAAAGAAGCATTATTCATTCAAATGCTTGAAGGTATTCATTGGACTGAAGCTGATGATCTATGCCTGTGCAAAGATAAAAAACTCCAAACCAAATATAAAACACTTACAGAAGATATTGTAAGAGAAGCCTTCCCTGATGCACTTCCTCCTCCTTTACCAAAAGCAGAAGTAAAGAAAGAACCAAAAGCAAAAAAAGAGAAAGTCTCTTTGAATGGTTGACTCGGTTCTTCAAACGAGACGTACCCGAACCGGTCAAAAGTGAATGGATTTATTATGGAGAAATGCCAGATGATCCAAAACACGACCCTAGAATTATGAATACCCACCAATACAGAGCATTTGACAAACGTTGAAAAAGATGTTATAATTATATTATAGGAGAATTGATATGACAATGCACATCGTGGGTCCTTGGTTATCTACAAATGGTAAGAAAAAGGGTAAAGTTAAATTCAAAAGTGCCGAAGAGGCACGCAATGCGAGAGCTCTTGCACAAGAGTGGTCTTCTATGAAAAAGAAATGGGGCGTTGAGATTGAAGAATCTAAGCGTAAACGAGCTATGGCAGCTGAAGTTTATTCGCCTCCAGTATCATCTAATCCACGGGGTGTTACTAATAATATCCAGAGTTTAAATTCAAGAACAACCGGCGCGGTTTCAAGTAAGCCTTCGCCGGTGTATACTGGTACAAAGGTGCTAGGCATTGGTACAATGCATAAATCTAATGCAGTTCCAATCTTTAGCGATGACGAAGCAAAAGAAATTTCTACAATGAGGCGTTAATGAGAAAAATAGTTTTAGTTACTGGCGGGTTTGATCCTATTCATTCTGGTCATATTGAATATTTTAAAGCAGCTAAAAAATTAGGTGATCTGTTAGTAGTTGGTATTAATTCTGACGCATGGCTTTCCCGCAAAAAAGGTATGCCATTTATGCCTGCAAATGAGCGACATGCAATTGTAAGCAGTCTAAGTATGGTAGATCGTACAATATTCTTTAATGATAATGATGGCTCCGCTAAAAATGCAATTAATGATATACGAGCACTTTATCCGAATGACCAAATTATTTTTGCTAATGGTGGCGATCGCACACAAGAAAATATTCCAGAGATGAGTGTTAAAGATAGTAAACTAGTCTTTGCATTTGGTGTCGGAGGTGAAAACAAAATGAATTCTAGTTCTTGGATTCTTCAAGAATGGAAAGCACCAAAGACCTCGCGCGCGTGGGGATATTATCGTGTTCTGCATGAACAGGGTAAAGATGTTAAAGTTAAAGAACTTACTGTTGATCCAGGTAAATGCTTAAGTATGCAACGACATAAAGATCGTGCGGAGCATTGGTTTGTAGCAGAAGGAAAAGCTACGGTTTACTCATTAAATCGTAGTACAGATGTTGAGCTAATGGGAGTCTACAATAAATTTGATAGCCTTCATATTAGCAAAACAGAGTGGCATCAGCTTTGCAATGAAACTGATGACCCATTGAAAATTGTCGAAATCCAGTATGGCGACAATTGTATTGAAGATGATATTGAAAGGAAATAAATTATGGCAGGTATCCCATCCAATCCGGCAGATCGTAAAGCAATTTTCGAATGCATGAAAGAAATCTCTAATAGCATGGCGCGCATGGACGGTGAACGTGAATTCATCCGTGAAGCAATTAAAGATATTTGTGAGAAACAAGAACTTAGCAAAAAGACATTTCGTCGTATGGCTAAAGTATATCATAAACAAAATTTCAGTAAAGAAATTGAAGAACACGAAGAGTTTGAAACAATGTATGAAACAATTACAAACTCAACAACAATGAATAGTACAACAGCATGATCCGTTACATCCTTGAAGCAACATGGCGAGATAAAATTGGTCGCAATAAAAAGCAATCAATTATTGGCGTATATGCCAAATTAGAAGAAATCGAAAAAGCAAAGCAAAAAGTTTCAAGTGAACCGCATAAGTATAAGAGTGTTACATTCAACGTACAATCTGAAGAGCATCCATTTTTTGCTTAATTTTTAAGCATAATTCCCGTATGCTTGACAAGGATACTATTTTCTGTTATAATAAAGACAAGAACTTAAGGAACCGTTGATGACTACTTTATCTAATATTTTTGACTCTTTAGCTGCTGACAATTCTCGCCTTGCTAAAGAAGCAATCTTAACTGCTAATAAAAATAATAAAGATTTACAACGAGCAATCAAACTTGCTCTAGATCCACTTATCAGTTTTTACATCCGTAAAATTCCAGATTACAAAGCAACCGGCAATGCAAAATTGTCAGATGCAATGAGTACTCTTGAAAATGAATTTGCTACACGCAACTTCACTGGTAATGCTGCAATTGAACTTTTAACTAGTATTTTGGAATCTTTAAATGAAGCAGATGCCAGTGTTATTGAAAAAATTATCAAGAAAGACCTTCGATGCGGGGTTTCAGAAGCAACAGCAAATAAAATATGGCCTGGTCTCGTATCGACCTATCCGGTTATGTTGGCTTCTGGATTCGACCAAAAGCTTGTCGACAAAATTAAATTCCCAGCATATTGTCAATTAAAATTAGATGGAATGCGTTTTAACGCAATTGTAAAAAATGGAACTGTTGAATACCGTAGCCGCAATGGCAAAGAACTTACTATTCCAAGCAAGTTATTTACTGACGCCTTTCTCAAGCTTGCTAGTTATTATGATACCGGTATTGTTTTTGATGGTGAACTACTAGTAGTAGATTCTGCAGGCAAACCGCTTGATCGTAAAACAGGTAATGGTATCTTAAGCAAAGCTGTTAAAGGTACAATGTCGGAAAAAGAAGCAGAATCTGTTCGTGTAACATTATGGGATGCGATTCCATATATTGACTTTAAAGCAGGTTGTTATGCTGTGCCATATAATGATAGGTTCCAGGCAATAGTTAATAGGACTACACACCTAAAAACAATTAATCACTCATTGGGTGCATTAATTGATTGCGTATGGACCAAAGAGGTTAACACGCAACTTGAAGCACAAAAGATTTTTGAGAAATTTTTAGCCGATGGGCAAGAAGGCACTATTCTCAAATCCAAGACAAACATCTGGGAGGATAAACGCTCTAAAGAACAGATTAAATTCAAAGGTGAATTGGAATGTGATCTTGTTGTCGTTGGATGGGAAGAAGGTACTGGTAAAAACAAAGGGCGCCTAGGTGCACTTGTTTGCGAATCATCCGATGGGCTTATTCAAGTTAATGTAGGATCTGGTTATTCTGACGAGCAACGAGAAGAATACACCAAAGCTGTTATTGGTAAAATTGTAACTGTTAAATACAACGCAAGAATTAAAGATCGCGGCGAGAATGTTGAACGATTATTTTTGCCAATCTTTATTGAGATGCGCGAGGACAAAAATGAAGCAGACTCAAGCAAACGAATCAAATAATTATATTATTACGTTAATTGAAGATGGTGAGGATTTAATATTACCATTGCCCGAAAGATTGCTTGAAGAAGCAGGTTGGAATGACGGTGATATTTTAGATTGGTCTGACAACGGAAATGGTTCTTGGACAATAAAAAAAGTCCCAGAAGTGACACCTGAAGAAGAAGAAGCTTGGAAAGAATTAGAACGCAAAAATAATATATAAAGAGAAGGAACCTCTTTATGAGCGCCAAAGTTTTAAGATTTCCGGATAAACAAAAAACAGTTGTTTATAAAATTCCGTTATATACGGATGAGGAAATATTTCTTACTGTTTTAGCAGTCAATATATTTAGTTTGTTTTCATATAAAATAACAGCATCCACATTAGAAAATTGTGATTCAGAGATAGTTTTATCTGCAATAACCAAAGCATCTACTTCTGACATATTTTCAAACTCCGCAAAATTTACATACATTGAAATTCTTAACGCAGTTGAAAAATTTGAAACATGAATATCTTTTACTTACACAACGATACCAAGAAGTGTGCTGAATTGCACAATGACAAACATGTCGTTAAAATGATCCTTGAATATGCTCAATTACTTTCTACTGCTCATAGGTTTATTGACGGTGTCCCTAGTATTGATAGGGGAACTAGAACTGGCAGACAACGAACCTCGTATATACTCTCTGATAGCCGCGATGATGTGCTTTATCGGGCCACTCATATCAACCATCCTTCAGCAATTTGGGTAAGACATTCTTATGAAAATTATGAATGGTTGTATAAGTTATTCATTGCAGTATTAAACGAATATACGTATAGGTATGGTAGAATACATTCTACACAACGATTGGCAGATGTTTTGTATACTCCACCTACAAACATTCCTAAAGGCGTAGGATTTACTGAACCGACACCCGCAATGCCAGATGAGTATAAGGTATCCGGGAATTCCGTCAGATCATATATAAATTATTATGTTGGTGCAAAAAAGCACCTAGCATCCTGGAAAAAAAGACAAACACCTGAATGGTTTACATATGCCTAGTTATACATTAAAATGCAACGATTGTGAAACATTATTTGACGTGATGTGTCGTTATGACGCACGTCCTGAACAGCAATGCCCATCCTGCAAATCAACAAATCACGAAAACCTCATCACTGGCGCACCTGCGCTAGGAGACTCTGTCCGTCTAGGAGTCACTAAACCAGATGGTGGTTTTAACGAAGTCTTGTCTAAGATTCACTCTCAAAATTATAAGAGTAACTTGGCAGACAAATTAAGTAGACGATAAAATGCTTCCAATAATTTTAACACCTAGGGGGAATCAATAGCCGAAAGTCTATTTGTCCTCCTTTTTCCTTAAGAGGGCATCCATGGCAAAGTCTAAAAATAATACTCAGTTACATTCGGAACAACCACAGTTAACCTTAGCAAACAATCGCTTAAGGTTACGCTTGGATGATATGAAAGTAATAGAGCCATTAACGGACAACCAGAAATTATTTTTTGATGCATATGAAGATTCAAGTATTATGTTACTCCATGGAGTAGCAGGTACGGGAAAAACATTCATTGCCCTATATCATGCGTTAGAAGAAGTGCTTGATAAGTCTAATCCTTACAAGCGGGTAATAGTAGTTAGATCAGCAGTACCTAGTCGGGAAATTGGTCATTTACCAGGAGACGAAAAAGAAAAAACGGAGGTATATACTGAACCATATGTCGAAGTTTGTCAAGATCTTTTCGGAAGACATGACGCGTATCAACGGTTAGAAGAACAAGGAGCAATTAAGTTTTTAATTACGTCATTTGTCAGAGGCATTACTCTAGAAGATTCTATTATTATAGTAGATGAATGCCAAAATATGACGGACATGGAATTAAACTCAGTTATTACTAGAGTAGGAAATCGTTCTAAAATTGTATTTTGTGGAGACTTTAGGCAAACAGATTTATACAGAAAAACCGACATGTCTGGACTCAAAAAGTTCATGGCAATCGCCGATATGATGCCCTCATTTAAAACATTCGAATTCGGCGTGGATGATATTGTTAGATCTGCAATAGTTAAAGAATATATCCTAGCAAGATTAGATTACGAAACACGTTATAACACTTAATAAATATAAGAGCCGAGCTAATAATTCGGCTCTTTTAACTGGAGAAAGAAATGAAGAAAATATTAATTCTAATTGGATTAGCATTTTTATCTATGTCAGTATCAGCGCAATATATGCATTGGTCTTCTAGACATGGACCATATTATGAACCTGCTCGTTCCTGGGTTGCGCCTGTACTTATTGGCGGGGTAATTGGTTACGAACTAAGTAAAGCTCGTTCGAATACTGTTATTGTTCAACAACAACCAACTATTATCGAACAAACTATGGAATGCACTCCTTGGAAAGAAACACTACAATCTGATGGCACAACTAAAAGAGAGAGAACGTGTTATCAACGATGACCATATAAAAAGGAAAACAAATGGCTGATGGATTTGATTTTAATTTTACAGAAGAACAATTACATCATTTATTGCCAAGGGTGAAAAACATTACAGAATGGTACGAGGCAATAGTGGAGACATTACCGCAATACGGTATTAATGACATTGCTCGGGTGTCGGCATTTATCGCACAATGCGCACATGAATCGGGCGGATTTACTGTTATGCAGGAGAATCTGAATTATAGTGCAGATGGTCTGCAAAAGATCTTTGGTAAGTATTTCCCCAACCCACAAATTGCTGCTCAATATGCAAGACAACCTGAAAAGATTGCAAATAGAGTGTACTCAAATAGAATGGGTAACGGAGATGAGGCAAGCGGCGAAGGCTGGAAGTTTAGAGGCCGTGGTCTTATTCAATTGACCGGTAAACACAATTATACAAAATGTTCTGAAGCATTTTTTGACGATCATACTTTGTTAGATCAACCCGACATTCTGTTACAACCATACTATGCATTAAATTCAGCATGCTGGTTCTGGAATGCCAATAATTTAAATCCCCTTGCTGACGCACAGGATATTAAAATGATGACAAAGAAAATCAATGGCGGATTCATTGGTTTAGAGGATAGAATTAAACATTATAATCACGCAGTTGATATTTTACAAGGATAGTTAATGATTTTTAATCATGTTAATGTGAATAAATTTGATACGTTAGAACAAATTACACGAGAAGATGGTGTAAGGTTTTATCAAACGCCAAGTGGTAGGAAATATCCCTCAATTACTACCATTCTTGGCGCGCAAAGTAAACAAGGCATAATGGAATGGCGTAAAAGAGTCGGCGAGGAAGCAGCTAATAAAATTTCTAAAGCTGCTACGACGCGAGGAACCAAGTTACACGCATACATTGAGAATTATTTAAACAATAATAACGTCTTAGATGAAATGTCCTTCTTTCAAAAGGAACTTTTCACAAGTATTTTGCCAGAATTGCACAAAATTAACAACATTCATGTGCAAGAGCAAAAATTATACTCAGATCACCTAAGATTAGCAGGCACAGTTGACTGCATCGGCGAATATGAGGGCAAATTGGCAGTCATCGACTTTAAAACTTCAGGCAAATTGAAGAAAAAAGAATGGATCCATAGCTACTTCATGCAATGTGCGGCATACGCTATCATGTATGAGGAGAGAACGGGCATTCCAATCAGTAAATTGGTCGTTCTTATCGCCGTAGAAGACGAAAATCCACAAGTTTTTGTCGAAAAACGTGATAATTGGGTCAAAGAACTGCTAAAATGCCGAGATTCTTACGAAATGGACAACAATTTATTGACTTTTTCGTAAAACCTGTTATAATATATAAAATATTGCTGTATGAAGCAAAGAGAAAAGTATTCTGGACGCGGGTGCGAATCCCGCCAGGTCCA